GTATTTATGGCAGGTATAAATTTAATTACAAAAGCTATGTACAAGACCTATATTGGTATCACTAGTAATAACCAAGATTCAGAAATTGATTTATTAATCCCTAAAGTAAGTGATTTTGTAAAAACATATTGCCGTAAAACTTTTGTAGATTACTATAATGAAACTAATATTGAAGTTTTTGATGGTGGTTTTAAGTCTTTATTACTAAAAGAAACACCAGTAGTAGGTATTGTTTCAGTAGCTTATAGTATGAACTATGGTAAAACATATACAAACTTAACAAAGTATACTGATTGGGTAATTCAAGGCGATTCAATTGTTAGTTTAAATCCTGGTGGATTTCCTTATTCTATTAATGGATACCGAGTAACATATACTGCTGGTTATGATGTAGTGCCAAGTGATTTAACTTTAGCAGTAATGGACTTAGTTACTTATTATCGTAGACACGATGCAAGTATTCATTCTCAAAAGAATCCAGGATCAAATACAGTACAGATTGAGTATATTTCTACTACTCATCTTCCTGCACATATTAAACGTGTATTAGATCAATATACAGCAGATTTTACATAATGGCAGATATAACTCTTAAAGATTTAGTTAATACAATAGATCCACAAATAAAATCAATATTAAACTATAATTTTAGAGAATTAGATTTAAATAAAAGACCACATGTACTGGATATTTCTTATCAAAGTCTACTAGTTAATAATAAATCAAATAATATAAATAATTTTGATGAGCTATATAAAGTTTTTATTGATGTAGTAAGGCAAAAAGCCGTAAGAAAATATAGTTCAATAGAAGATATTCCTAGAACACATTTTATAGGTACAACACCTTATTTAGTTTATGTAGATGGTGGACCAACAACTCAATTATTAATGGCAGTATCTTTTAAAGCTATTCAAACTTTTATTGGTGAAGTAGTAAGAGATCCTAATTTAATAGATACTGCTTTTGGTATTAAAAAAACGCAGACACCTAAAAAAGATTCTAAAAATAGAATATTACCAGATGAGTATGATGTAAAAGAAGTTAGTAGATTAGATATTGGTCATATTCCTACTGCTGATTCACCTTTTTTCGTATCACCGCTTGAACAAAAAGTAGCAAGCGTATTAGAAAAATTTGATTTTATGGGAGTTGATCCTACCTCACCAGTATATCAATTAGCACAAAATAGTTTAAAGAAAATTACTAATATTCAAGTTAATATCAACTATGAGTTTAGAAATACTACTCCTGAAGTATTTCAAAAAGTAGAAAATTTATTTGGTAAAATGTTTGTAGCAGTAACAATACAAACTGCAGATATAAATCAAAAAGATTTTGGTGCAAAAGAACTACAGGTATTTTCAGAATTTCAAGAAAAATTAGCTATATTTATGGCTGATAAAAAATTAGTTAGTAAATATCTAGGCATTTCTGGTTCAAATACTATCCTTCAAGATATTGAGCAAGGCTTAATAAGTATTATTAAAACTGGTAATGCTAAACTAACGAAACATCAGCCACAAAAAGTCAAACCCCCAAAAGTTACGTTAGCTAATAATACTAAAATTCCTAGATCAAATGTAATTACCGCTGAAATTAGAAATCCGTCATCAGGAAAACCTATTGAAGAAGATTCATTAAATCTAGTAAATTTAAAAATGTTACTAGATTTACACCTACAAGATGTAGTAAGTGCTAACATGGGTTCAGGTACTCGTAAAGATATATTGAACTATAGAACAGGTAGATTTGCTAGTTCTGTTACTGTAGAACGATTAACTATGGGTAGACAAGGTATGATAACGGCATACTATAACTATATGAAAAACCCATATGCAACTTTTAGCGAAGGCGGTAAGCAGTCAAAACCTGCTAGTAGAGATCCTAAACTGTTAATAGCTAAATCAATACGAGAAGTAGTAGCAGAAAAAGTTGCAGCTAGATTAAGGGCCGTAGTTGTATGAGTAAAAGAGCAAGTATAGTAACTGCAATAGCAAATAAACTTATTGAACAATTAGATGGAGTTCAATATAGTACTAATTTATACGGAAATGCTTATCCCAAGATTAAATTTTGGGATGAAGTTCAAGATTTTCCATCTGTTTATATATCTGCAGGTACAGGAGCTCGTGACTATCAGTTATCGGGTTTTATTTGGGGCCTATTAAATGTTAGTATAAAGTTATATGTTAATAGCGAAGATAAAGCACAAGAAGAACTAGAAGTCTTACTTGAAGACGTAAGTAAATGTATTGATGCAAATCGTGTATTAACTTATGATCAAGCACTTAATCTCCAAACAACTGAAATACTAATTACAACTATCACTACTGATCAAGGACTATTACGTCCTTACGGAGTTGGTGAAATAAACTTACAGGTGCGATATGCACTACAATAATGTAACCGGCATCGAAACAGATAAATATCTAGTAGGAATGCCTAACATTGCAAATTAAAAAGGAAAAGTTATGGCAGTTAATTTAATTCGTAATAGTAGAGTATTCTTTACTACTAACGTTGATAGCTACGGTCGGGTCAAGATTGGTACTTTAAAAGATGGTACTAGTCCAATGACTACTTCAAATACTTGGGAAATTCAGGTTTTAGATAGCCTTACATTTAGCCAAAATACTACACAAGATACAGTTACTTTAAATGAAGCCGGTGCTGCACCAAGCCGCGGTCAACGTTCATTTAATACTGCTTTACAACCATTAGATTTTTCGTTCTCTACTTATGTACGCCCCTATAACAATGGAACTACAATTACTGCTGAAGAACGTGTTTTATGGAATGCTTTTGGTGGAGCTGCTGCTATTAATGCAGGTACTGCAGCTTGGACAGAAACTTCAAGCAGTGCAAATATGACATGGTTAAATTCTAATAAACACCAATTGTTACCTTTTGGTTTAATTATTATATTTGACAGCGCTGCATATGCTTTAGATAATTGTGCTTTAAATACAGCTACAATTGATTTTGGAATTGATGCTATTGCTGCTATTCAGTGGGCTGGTAAAGGTTCTGCTATTCGTCCATTAACAGACTTACAAGCAAGTAACGCAAGTCCAGTTGTATTTAGCGGTACAGATGTAAGCGGTACTACACCAGATCCAGCAGACCAAGCTTACGCTAAAAATACTAATGCTCGTTATATTACTAATAAGTTAAGTACTATGATTCTTAACGATGGTATTAATGATTATACTAATAGTAATACAACATATCCTAGCTATGCTGTAGCATTAACTGGTGGTAGTATTAGCTTTAACAACAATTTGACATATTTAACACCTGCTAATTTAGCAACTGTTAACTTGCCAATTACATATTTTACTGGTACACGTGCTATTTCTGGAAACGTTACTGCATATTTAAAAACAGGTACTGCCGAAACAGCCGTATTGTTACAGGATATGTTAACAGCTTCTACAACAACAGTTGACCCTAAATATACAATCAATATTCAAATGGGTGGACCTACTAGTAATTTAACTGGTGTGGAAATTAAACTTCCTGCTGCTATGTTACAGATTCCACAAATTAATACAGCACAAGTTATTTCTACAACAATTAATTTTACTGCTCAAGGATATACAGGCACTGGTTACGATATTACAGCTCAAAACGAAGCTTCACTAGTATACCGTGCTGCGGCTTAAGCCGGGACTTTATCGGCAAGTGCTGGGTTGATCTCCAGCACTTCTTTTCTAATTTATAAATAATAATAGGACGCCAAATGGCAAACTCAGAACAAATCAGCTTAAAATCGTTACTTGTACCTTCAAAAGTTATTGAAGTAGAGTATCCCGGCATGCCAGGTTTTAAAGTTAATTTAGGATTTATTAGTCGTGAAACATTAATTAATCTGCGCAAAAAATCTACTAAAACAACGTATAAAAATCGTCAGACTGCTGATGATTTTAATGAAGAATTATTTTTAGAACTTTATGCTGAAGCAGCCATAAAAGGTTGGTCAGGATTAAAATTTAAATATATTAACTTGTTAGTTCCTGTAGATGTTTCTAAATATGATCAAGAAGATTATTTAGGTTATACCGCAGAAAACGCTTTAATGCTTATGAAGAATTCTTCAGACTTTGATAATTTTATTAGCGAGTTTGTTAGTGATTTGGGAAAGTTTTCGAAGAACAGTTAAATAAGATCAAAACAATGATTCAAAGCTATTTACAAAATGCTAATGTTGGTATGACCAAAGATCAGTATTTTGAAATGTGCGAAACATTGGGATCGGATCCAGTTGAAGATCAAATACCAGTAGAATTTAATGACTTTCCAGATGAAATTCAACTTGCAATAAGCATTTATAGATTAATGCGAGATGAGTGGGAGTATATGGGTGGTACTTATACTGGTAAAAACTTTAATGGTATATTTGAACTGTTTGACGTTTACAATATTGAACAGCTAGATAAACGATATTACCTAGAATTAATACATATTATAGATGGTATTAGAATTCAAGAAACTAGAAAAAATAGTCAAAAATAAAAAACCGC